GGTTGCTGTGGCGGCATTGCCTGTAGTGTTTTGATTCCAAGTTGGAACTGTGCCGGAAAGCTGACTGTAAGGCAAGCTGAGGGCGGACAAAGTTGTCAAAGTAGCGTTGGTGGCGGCGGTAATGTTGGCGGCGGTGCCTGTCGTACTATTTGTGATCGTGCCAGTCTGGGCCACAATCTGCCCACTGCTGTTCGTCGCCGCTACAGTAGCCGACACCGGCACTGCACCACCGTTGATCTTGGCTACCGTCGGGTTCGGATAGATGCCTGAAAGGTCGCCGCCCGCCGCGCCACTTGGAGGAAGACTACTAGGCATTGCCGTGTTGCAATTAAGCAATGTTCCAGTGGAAGTGTAACTGCATAGATCTCCGCTCACATACGTTCCAGCCACTAGACTAAGCGCCGCTTGTTTGCCGTTGAACGTGCTCCAGTCCGTTGAACTCAGGTAGCCGTTGTCTGAGGCGTCGGCAACGTGCAGCGAGAGGTTTGGTGTTGCGCCCCCACTGGACGTAAGTGGAGAAGTGGCAGTCACGCTGGAGACGCCGCCCGGATTACCACATCCAGTACCATCTGCTTTAGCGTAGAGCCCAGTGCAAGAACCGCTTGCACCGCCGATAGTGACAGGGTTCGTAGTGCCAGCCGTGAGGGTGCCTGAGACCGTCACGGTGCCCAGGAAGGTCGGGCTGAAAGTTCCCAGCGCATGCCACACCCCAGCGATATTCACGCATGCCACATTCTGCGCGCCGCCGCCCGTGGCGCAGTCCGTCGAACTGGCGCCATCGATCACCTGCACGATGTAGTGCGGCTGCGTGGAGGCGGCAGGCAGCGTTGCTACGGTGTACTTGGGTAATTGCGACCCTTGACCGAACGCAAAGAGTGGAGCCAAAAGCGCGATCAGCGCGAGTTTACGACCCAAAATAGACAAGATTGTCGCCCTCCTGCGGCGGTGTGATTCCGATCCAGAAGATGTGTACGCCGATGATGTTGTAGTCTACGCCGTACCGCGCATATGACCCAGAAACGAACAGTTGACCGTTCGCCGGGTAGCTTGGGGCGGACAGCAGACCAAAGCTGCGCAGAGTTCCGTCAGGCGTCCCGGATGGTACGACGGGCGTAGGCAACCCGCCGCTAGATCCTCCGCCGGAAATCGCTTGGTCTGTCAACACAACCGGATTCGGGCCAAACAGAGGATGCACGAACACGATGGTGTAGAGCACGGAAGCGTCCAGATAGGCGATGGAGTGCCCGAAACCATCAGTGATAAGCGGCTGCGCAATTACGTCTCCGGTCAGGTCGCTGTAGACCACCGCCAGCGGACTAGGCGGTACTGTGGTGGTCACGGCAGGCTGCGTGCAGTAGAAGCCCTGCGCACCGGCCAGTGCGCGGCCCAGAGCGTCTGTCAGCCACCTATCGTCCCTTGCGATTGCCATGTTATCCGCCGATCTTTGCGATAATGGTTCCCGTCCCGGTCAGCGCGGAAGCGTTGAAGCGGTAGAGATATTCGCGCTGGAGCGAGATTTGCGCGAGCGGCCCAACGGTCTGCACACCCGCAGCCACGACAGCCACGGCAGCCTGGACAACTGTCCATTCATTGGCGTTGTTCCGCATCGCGCCTTGCAGGTCCACGGTGCAACTGGTCGGCAGCGTCGGAAACTTCACAGACATTGGAATCGTGAACTGCGCATCCCCTTCCGGAGACTGCACAAGGCAGGCCGTCGAAGGAACATTCAGCGCCAGCGCTTCCGGAACTTCCGCGGGCTCGACAATCACCGTGCCTCCGTCCGCAGTCGCTCCCTGGTTGGTCCCGGTGAGCGCAAAGGTAAGCGTCATCACGTTGGTCGCGGCGACATAAGACACTGCGGTGAGCGGCGCGCGGTTGACATTGAATGCGCCGGCAGAGTTGGCCGCGTTGACGATTGACACCAGATCGCCGATGTTCGGCAGTGGTCCATTGACAAGCTGCGCGGTCACCGTCGCTACGTTGGTCGCAATGGCGTCGGTCGAGAGGCCTAGCAGGGTGTTTCCACGCTGCTGCGAGAACGCGCCGAAGAGGTAGGCCGGGACGCCCTTCTGCAACAGTTGCGGGGTTTGAAAGGCTGAATTTGCGTATGCGGGCATGGTTATTGCTCCTTCTTTTTGCGATCTGCTTGCAGCGCCGCGCCGGTGGCGGCTGGGATCAAAACTCGTTGCAGCACGGGACTGTTTGCTGTGCGCGCAAAGACGTTCATTGCGGTTGGGGCAGCGTAGCCGGTCAGGCCGCCCAGGGCCGCGCCGGTGATTCCACCGATGAATGCCTTCTCAAGGTTCGGCTCGCCCTGTTCTCCGCTCTGTAGGCCTCGCATGGCCCCAGTATAGCCGCCCATCATCGTGCCGACTGCCGGGGAGACGTAGCGGCTGAAAGAAGTAGCGCCGGGCTTGGTGGCCGGGATGAGTGCGCTGATTCGCGCATTGAGCGGGGCCGCTTCCGGTACAGCGCCCTCAAAAGCGTGATTCAGTTGGCCATATACGGCTTTCTGTGCGCCGGTGAAGGGATCGTTGTAACCGGGACGCCATTTGGTAGGCGATACCGCTGCGCCTACGCCGCGCTTCAGTTGGAGGCCCTCCCATGGCGTCACGTTCTCGGGGATTGGTTCGCCGGTACCCTTCCAGACACTTACCTGATCCGCAAGGTTTTTAGTCCCCTTGATGAATTTGGGTAAGTTCTGCGAAGCCGCCTTGTCCACGTACTCCTGCGCTGTTTGGCGCGCCGGCTGGAGAGACATGCTTGCGTTCGGAATCGTCGTGGGCATGGGACCGCCTGTGCTCTCGGCTGGGCGGATAAGGACGCCGGGGCCGGAAGTAGGAAGTGCGGTAGGTTCCCGTACACCAGAGTGCATAAACAAATCGTCGCGCGTGAGGCGCGGCGGGATTGTGGCCTCTGTTGAGCCAAGTTCTGCGGCGACACGTGGAGAGCTTCCGCCTACAATATTTCTGCGCGGGAACGGTGCGGCCGGTATCAGTTCGCCGGGCGTATCAGGAATCCACGGTTCAGCGAGTGGAATTTCCTGCGGCGGGGCTGCCAGCATGGCCCGGGCCGGATTGGCGCGAACACTTGCCGCCTTCGCGGCCTGGTCCAACTGCGGATTCAGTTCGTCCAGCACGCCGCGCGCCGACCTGCGGATTGACTCCGGCATCACGCCTCTGGTCTCTGCAAGAATCGCTTTCCCTGTCTTGGCTCCCGGCGTGTGGATGCCCTGCGCAAACTCCGTGACCGCTGGAGCCGCAGCCTTGAGCGCATCCCCAGCGAGTGATCCGCCAGCTCCCATAGCAGCGCCGGCAAGCGGAGAGCCGCCCTGGAGCGCGTTGACGGCGCCACTACCCAGCGCTGAAGTGAATGCGTGCGCCAACGGCTCTGCAAACCGGCCGAGCTTGGGCGCGAACTCCGCCAACTTCAAAGCGCCAGTTTTCTCCGCGTCGCCAGGAATGAGAAACTCGGCGACCTGTTCGCCTCCGTGGCCAACTTTCTGCGCCATGTTTGTAGGCGTCGCCTGCTTGCGAATGTCCGAGGTCGCAGCGCCCATTGATTCGGGCACCTGGCCGAGCAGATTCGGAGGCACCCCAAGCATCTGAGAGCCTTTCTGCACTCCATAGGTGATTCCGCCAAGGACTGGCGATAGCGTGCTCATGGCGCCTTTGCCAACGCCTTGAAGCACATCGCCAGCCATATTCATTCCGCGCTGGAAGCATGTTGGGATTGCCCGGCGGCGGCTCTCCGCTTGGGGTGCGTCCACTTGGATCAGTGGAGGCATTCAGAGGAGCGCCTTGCTGCCCAACAGGGCGCAATTCAGCGCCAGGTGGAAGCCCTGAGATCGGGCGAAGCTCTGCGCCAGCGGGAAGCCCTTTTATCTGCGATTCAGGCATCTATTTGCCTCCCAGCGGAACATACGCGCCGTTGACCACATGCCCCGCCAGCTTGCCTCCGAGCCAAACTTCTTGCGTTGCGCCCTGCGGGGCATTACCACCGCCCTGCGCTGCCTGGTTACCCTCGTCAATCGAATTCAGTCCCAAACGCGCCTTTTGAACAATTCCTCGATGCTCCTTTGGATCGTCCGAATTGACAAGATCGCCAGCGGCCTGATTCAGGATCTCCTGCTTAGAATTCAGCTTATCGCTTACCGTCTTGACCAGCGCGCGAATCTGCTGCCGCTGATCTGGCGTGATGCTGTTAGCTTTCGATGGGTCCAACTGCCACTTGTTGATGCTAGCCTTGAGCGATTCCCAATTGGAACGTCCGCCCACAACGCGAGCAATTTCAGCTTCGTTCATGCGTAGTCCGGAACCTTGGCCGCCAGCCATGACGGTGAGCAGTTCGGGGCCGACAAGCGCATCCGCCTGCGGAGATCCCTGGTTGATCGTGTCCTGCATTCGGCCCATCCGCATCGTCAACTGTGAGATCGGATTGGTCAGCTTGTCGAGTTCGCCCTGGTTGTACTGGAAGCTCTTGTCGGAACGAGCATCTCCGGCTTTCCCTGCGCCCTCTTGCTTTATGGTGATCGATTGCGCGCCCTGGCCGCGACTGATGACGTTATTGAGCGAGCCGGCCAATTGCGCAGCGTCCGCCGATGACATTCCAGCCTTGAACTGACCCTTCGGGAGATGGTACTGATCCGCAATTTTGTCCCATATCGCGTTTCTTGACTCCGCGTCTTGCGGCGTCAAGGGTTTAGCTTGCATGTTCTGAAAGTCTTGCGCGGTTCCGTTCGGATTCTGCTGGTGCCAAAGTTCAAAGTCGGACGTTGCGAGGGGGTGCAGTGCCCGATATGTCTGCGCTCCCTGCAATCCCTCTTCGGATTCGGCCTTCGCTGGAGCTTCCCTCGTTTCCTCTTGCGTTTTGGCTGTCGTTGCGCCAAAGTTTTCCGCCTGCGCACCCTGCAAAGCCTGCTGCGATTCCTCGCCGATGGTCGAGTTCAGTTCGTGCGCGATATTGTTTTCGGTATCATGCCGATAGGTGGATGTGCCAGGAACCACGCCTGGAAGAAAAGTATCTGCCAGACCGCCACCGATTTTGCTGAATACGTGGCCAATCTTCCCCATTGTTCCATGATCGTCAGGATTCCATGGTGCATCCTTTGCGTATTCTTGCTGTAAGCGGTTGGTTAAATGACCCTCAATCTGATGCTGTGGGTTCGGGTCAAGCGCGACCTGTGGTTGCGCGGGCGGAAACACTTTTTCCAACCCGGCGTGGAGATTCGCGCCGGTATCAGGCATATTGACCGGCTGCGCGTTCATCGCATCATCTTGCGCGGTATGCGGGGGTGCCCAGATCACATGTGGGGCAGGTTGTGCAGGAAGCGCGCGCGGAGCACTGTCGTCCATCGGTGCCCAGACCGTAGGCGCGGGCTCAGGGCTGGCCATCTGCGCTCGGAGCGCCGCGAGGTCGGGATCGGGTTTTGCCCAAACTGAAGTGTTTGCCATTAGTCAGAACCCCCGCCACCACCGCCCGACATGCTTCCTCCCTTTTTCAGGGCCGTAATCATACCGATGCCGCGTTCGTAATCCCCAACGTATTTTGCAGCCAGCCAGTCTTATTCGCGTTTACTCCCGCGTTGATGTCGTTGGCCTCTTGCCCCTGCGAGTTAAGCATCCCGCTCGTGTCGGTGCCATACATCCCCTGGAGACCCTTCGCGCCTTCCTGCTGCTGCGTCTGCTTCAGGTCCTCGTTCTGCGCTTGGATGCCTTCGCTGGCACCGGCTGCCGCCTTCATGCGCTGCCGGCTGGCATCATCGAGCGCCGCCTGGAAGCCGCCCGCATTGCGCGAGGCCCCGGCGCGCTGCGCTGCCTCGCCATTGAATGCCGACATTGCGCCACCGGCGCCGCCCAAGGCTGCGCTGGTCTCCGCGGTAATGCCCTGCTGGCCGAGTCCCTGCGGGTGCAGCATCTCCTGTGTCAGGAATGGTGTCACGTTGGCGCCGATAGCCTGGCCTTCGCCGCCCAGCGTGGCAGATGTGTTGTTCGCCTGGTTGTATGCGTCTGACGCCTGATTGACAGCACTTCGCATTAAAGCTCCTTCTGGTACATAGGCCAGTCGCGGGTTTTCGACCATCCCATGCGTTCAAGCACCGGAGCGAAGGACTCGGAGATTTCAGGGGGAACAACGCAGATTACTTCGGATAGCCCCTTCTCGTAAGCCTCTCGCAGAACTTCAGGCTGCAATTCAAGGATTGCGCGGCCTTTTGATTCCGGGCTACCTTCGACAAGAAGGAATGTCTCGCATGTCAGGCGTAGGAACATCGCCGCGACCACGCGCCCATCGACCTCCCGCACCTTTTTGACCAGAAACAAAGGATCGGAGAGATCCCCTAAAGCATAGTCGAAACCCTGCGCTTTGTGCAATTCTTTTAGTGCGCTTGCGTCTTGGGGCTCGAAATCTCGGATCATACCGACCTCTTCGCGCCCTGCGCCAGTCGCACTTGACTTTTCCCCAGGCCGACAAGTGCCTGCCCGCCATTGACCGCCGTGCCGCTGCCTGTGCCAGGCTGAATGTCCATCTGCGTTGTTCCGCCCATTGTCACCGCCACCGGGGAAGCGCCTCCGTAGTAGGTAGGCTTCGAGGGCTGCGAACCGGGGTACTGCGCCACCGTCGCCACGTAATAGCTGTGCGCGGCCCCGCTGGCGTCCTTTGTCGGCAGGTTGATGTGCGGCGGGCAGCGGGACGCCCCGTGATCGATCACAATTGCGTTGGTGAACTGCGGATTGGTGGCAATGTGCGTGATGTAGCGCACGCCCTTTTGAACCGGAGCGGTGTGGTTCACCACAACCTGCATCAGTTCGCCGGACGTGCTCACCGAGATGGACTCCGGCGCGGCCGGCGCGCTCACCTGCGAAGTAGTTGAGACAGCCGCATTGTCGGCAACCTTCTTGATGGACGGGTTGACGTAGTTGCGCATGTACTGGCCGAGCTTGACCGCCAGCGTCTGCACGTCGGCGGCGTTTTCGATCTGCGCAAGTAGGTCGTTACCTTTAATGCTCATACGCCGGTGCGCCCCCTCACCGCGTTCCATGGATCTTGCTTTCCTTCAAGCGCCAGATTGCTCACCGTGAACCCGTGGCCGTCGTTCTCGCGGAACTCGATATAAGTGCGGGTCGCCGCAAAGTTGAGATTCGCCTCCGCATCGTTGAACGCTGGCTTGCCTGGGGTGATTCCGCCCGGCATCTGCCATGCGTTGTACCCTTCGGTTGGGTCGCCGGGACCAAGCAGCCGATTCGGATAGAGCTTGACCTGCACATTTCCGGCGCTTTCCATAGAGGCGACCATGTGCCCCCAGCGGATGCGGCCGCCACCGACGCCCTGCGCTTGTGCGCGCTTGGAAAGCTCCACAAGGCCTGCTGTCGTGTACAGCGAGTCAATTACTGCTCCGTCATCCGTCTCGTTTGTGTCATCCAACGTGTAAATCTTGGAGTTGCCGCGCCCGTTGCAAATCTGGAACTCCTCATCATTGACACCCGCGCAGAAGTTCGCGTAGGGCGCCGGAATCTGCCAGAGGGACCACTTGCGCCGCATGTCGATAGCATTCAGCGTGCCGAACATGGTCGTGTGCATCTGCGGCTCGGACTTCAATTCCTGCCCGCTATCGAGTCCCTGGAAATTGCACATCAGGATCACGTTCGGTGAAGTAGGCGCGGCATTGACCGGCGCGTTGGGCAGCCAGAAGTTCGGCGTGGGCATCGGAACGCCGATGTAGAGCCTTCGATGCGTAATGTCCACCTTGACCCAGATGGTTGACGCAGCCTTCCAGTTGATCGCGTCCCATACCTGATAGATTTCCTGGTTGATCTTGCCGGGCTGGCCGCCGACAAACAGGTAAATCCCCGCACGGATGGCCCCCACGAACCACTGCTCACCGAGGTCGAAGGCCAGCGGGCCGCAGGCGCCACCCGACCGTTGCGCAACTTCCGGCTCATCCCATTGCGCGGGCTCCAAATTCGAGTCCTTCTGTAGCGAGTAGAGCGAGCTGCCCGGCGTGGTTCCGCCCCAACCTTTCAGACCGTAGAAAGTGTCATAGAGCACCATCGCGCCATTCACTGGCTGCTGGTTCTCTGAGGAGAATCCAACCTGCCCAGTCACCGCGTCCACCTGCTCGGGGAGTCCAGCATAGGAGCCGTAAACTGTCGTTCCGAGCACGGGAATCGCGGTTGGGAATAGTTCAACCCGATCAATCTCGACATCTGCACCAACACCCATGCCTGTTGCCGACACATTCAGCATTAGCGCCGTTGGAACGGTCGGCAACTCGTTCACTAGCAGCGTTCCGATGTAGGTCTGGTAGTTCGAGGTCATCTGCGAGAATGGCAGCGTGAACGATCCATAGGTGATGCCGTTCGCGGTCAGCGAAACGACCAAATTCCCATTCGTGTTACCCGATGGAATCGCTGCGGAGACGCGCACCGAGTAGGCCGTGTTGGCATTGATGATTGGAATGTCATAGGCGTCTTGATAGGCCGTCTGCGAGATCAGCCCAGCCACTTCCTGCATATCGGAGTTTGTGTTTTTGATGTAGTAGGCGTTACCGAACTTTGCGCTTCCCACCAGCGACCCGTAGCCGTCCGGCATTGTCCAGCCGAGCGGAGTCAGCACGCTAGATGGCAGATAGCCGCCGTCAAAGCTGAGATTGTTGAAGTTCTGGACCTTGTTCCTACATAGGCCGTAGAAGTTGCGCGTGGCATAACTGATTACCCACCCAGCATCGCCAATTTCGATCTGATTGAACAGGTTGTAGCCGTAAACATCGCAAGCTTTCCCGTTCAAAAGCACAGAGTCAGTGAAAAACAGCGTTGCCGTTGTCGTCACGTTGTCGTTGATGAACAGCGATGTTGTCGTGTAGGTTACGCCTTCCACGATGTACTGCACGGGTGTCGGCAGCGTGAAGAAGTTGGCTCCAGGGACACCATTTTGCCCGGCTTCCGTGAGCAGGATGGCGCGCGCCACCACGTTCGGTGGGCCAATCGGTATCTGGTTCACAGCAATCGCATCCGTGTTCGATGGCAGGGTGAACGTAACAGGCGGCGCGGGGGCGGTGTAATAGCCGTTGCGCGTGATGAAAATGACGGTTCCTTGTCGTGTTCCTGCTCCGATGAACTGCCCGGACGGGCCTCCAAATGTCAATGTTCCGCCAGTCGCATTTCCATAAATAGGACTGGTGGATGTTCCGAGCACTGGAAGCCCAGGGTCGAATGCAAAAATCGTTCCCGCTGTTACGGCCTGCCCATCTTCGGCCACTGTCGCCGCATCGGGAGCAGAAACCAGTACAGCGAAGCTCCCGGAACTTCCGCCCGTAGCCGTGGAGATTGTCGCGTTTGTCAGATTCAGTGCGGCGTTTGCGTTAGTGGTCCCCGTGATGGTCACAAGCTGGCCAGCGGCTGGCGCGGCAGCGCTTCCTCCGCTCAAAGCGTAGGTGTAGGTAGCGACTCCCCCGGAAACAGCAGTTTCGGTAATGACCATCTGTGAGGAGTTGAGCGTCTGCGAGATCGGCCAGACGTTGTTGTATCCTGTTTCCGATGTGCCGGTAATCGTCACCTGATTGCCGACTACGAGGCCCGGTACCGGAACGCTCATATTCATCGTCGCCAAGGTGCGCTGGAATGTGCATGTGTATCCGGGATGCCCAGACCCTTGGTAGTAGGTGTAGGCAATAGACGGAACAATATACGTAAAATAGAAGAAATTTCGAGGCTGACCGGGAGGCTGCGCTTCCCCCAACGAAGTCACCTGTTGGGTGTATGGCCCAAAAGTTGTAGGGGTTCCGGTGACGGCGAGATACAGGTACGTCGGATTCCCGGAGTTGAATGCCGTTACAAGGTCGGCGTTCGGCTGGCCGCCCACAGTTGAGTCTGAGTAGTAAATTGTGACCACGTTGCCGGGAGCCGTCGAGCCGGGACCAGCCGATTGTAGGAAGTAGATGGATCCATAGTCTGCTGGCGGCGGTTGCGTGATAGTCGAAATCGCGTAAGTGTCTGTCGTGGACTGCTGGGGCGTGAAAGTTGGAGCTGCTCCGGGACCGACCTGCGTAATGCGGTCGATCCAGTTTTTGGTATATTGCAGCGGCATATCTGAGCCGCTCTTGCCGTCGCAGAACGTCACGTACTCCACATCGGGGCCGTTGATGGCGGTAACCAGCGCATTCGTTGCCAGGCCCTCAGTCGCAAGATTCAGCACGCCGGGATTATTGGTCAGATCCTCATACCAGAAGTTGCCGCTGGCATCGATTGCGATGTTCCGCACCGATCCATCCTGCGCGGTAAAAGTTGTCACATACTGGAAATTGGCAGCGGCGGGGAGCAAATAGGTTTGAAGTGTGGAATATCCAACATGAATCACCGCGCCCGCTGGACCGTTGGCAGTGATGCGGATTCCAAATTCAGTATTATTCAGATCGGAATAAGTCCATGCACCGCCGAACAGATCAGCTATGCCGCCCAGCGTCAAGGTGGTTGGGCTGCCAACATTCAGCGGAACGGAAACCGGTGTTCCACGTGGAACACCACCTGCAAGCATCTGTACGTTCAATGTGGCGGCTTCGGACGCATAGGCGGTGATTGCCAAGCCAAATCCCCGCGGCGCGGAAGTTTCCGGCACAGAGAAATTGAAGTGCGTTATGTCCAGCGCATCAGTGCTTGCCGCAATCGATGCGCTTCCAGTGTCTGGAACGGTGCCAGTATCAGTCACAAACGGCGCAATGCTGGACACATCGAACTGCATTGCCGAGTTCGTTCCGTATGTGCCAGCGGCGGCCAGCGTTTGACCGTTTACCCAGGTCGCGCCCATCAGGCCTGAGAAGTCAAACCCATCACCCACGTAAGAGGAAACATCAGAGGAAAAGTAGACCACCAGCGTTTTCGTGGTCCCACTCACGAATCCCTGCGTGGCAATCACGGTGGCCGTGGGCGCGGTCATCGTGGCCGTCGCGTAGACGCCGGTATTGAGCAGCGCATTGCCGGGATTGGCCCAGGCTGCACCGCCAGCCGCCAGCGGGGTATCAACTGCCGCACCACCCGGATCAGGCCCTAGCGAAACCCCTTCCGCGAACGCATAGCGGTTTGTGAGCCCGGCGCGCGTCTTCCAGCCGCCAACCTCGTAATCGCCGTCATAGGTACGCGGCGAGGCGCCCTCGGGTACGGAGTCCGGCTTGGCCAATGTGACCAAGCCTCCGTACCCCGAGAGCACAACAGGTGGAAGTGGTGAAGTTCCGTGCATCTTCGCCCCTTAGAATTGGTTTTTGAGGAATTCCGCACAGAAGTTTATGGCATCGGCTGTGATTGCCGCTCCATTTGCGAGTTCCGTCCCGCCGCTGTTGATTCTCAATGTGTTGTGGGTTTTGTCGAAGTTGTACTGGTAAGCGCCATCAAGCGCAGAGTAGAACCATGCGTCCTGTGGTTGCGTCTGAAGCGGACCCCAGTTTCCCTGAAACGGAGGGAGGTTGTTGAAGTTCCCGTCCTGCATCGCTCCCCAGTTGATAGGAATTCCGTTGGTGGTGTAGGTTCCACCAGTCAGGAGGGCGCATATCCCGTAGACAATCGCGCGGAGTTGCGTTTGGTCCAAACCTTTCGGCCAGGGATTGACGGTCAATGTTGCGGTTGCATTTGCCATGTTGTGCGCGCCTCCTCAGCGCTGCGTTGCGGTTATGGGCGCTCCTCGCGCCAGTGGAATAGAAAGCGGAATAAAATGCGCCCGCTTTTACAACCAACCCCAAGCGATACCAAAGTCTGCGGTGGCCTCTTCGCCGAACGCAGCCCGCGCATGCGCCTCATCTGGCGCCTTCAAGCCTTAGTTTCGCCATCATGCGCGCTTCTTCCGCGATGCACATCTGGTAGCGCTCCGGCGCAAACCTCACCGCGTACTGGATGAGAATCTTCGAGACGATAGCGTTTTTCGAGTCGAGCAGCGGCACATAGGCCGTCGAGAAGTTCAGGTTGACAGGACTCAGCGGGACCGGGTAGGTGATCCGCGCCCGCAAGCGCAGGTCAGTCGCCTGCATGGCGCCGCGCATCCAAATCATACCCTCGCGCATCTCCCATTGGCCCATGCGAACACCCTGCAAGCCGCCAGGCAGGCCAAACGGGGCCGGTTGCATCGGCGTAAAATCCCAGCTCCCTCCCGATACGCGCTCCCACATGGCCAGCATCTTCGATACGCCGATGGGCAGTGTCCATTCAGGATGCCACTGAAAGCCGTCGAAGTAACCCTGGTAGCCGAGCGCCACCTGAACCGCAGGATCTTGCTGTGCCAGCGCAGGAATTCCCGTCAAAATGTAGTTGTCGATGATGAGCTCGGGATCGCCCACATTACGCAGATCGGAGTATGTCTCAGTTATGGCCGAATCCAAGAAGTCCAGCAGATCAGGGTTCGAGTTGGGCATGATGAGGCCCGCCTCGTTTCCCGTTCCGGTGCCCGCGCCCGTCGTGTTGTTCGCAGTGTCGTTGATGCGGCTGCGAAAACGGTCAGTGATGCCCTGGAGGTTGGGATAACGGCAGTTTCCTCCGATTACATTTTGAATAGCACACCAACCCTTCCGCGAATAGATGCGAATTCTTTATGAATCCTTTTCGCCGCTTGAGCGTAGGCAGTACCAGCTTCCTCCGCTTATTGCCTTTCATCAGGGGAGGCTGCAAAGTCAATCGCGGAGACATGGCGCAATCTGTTCGCAGCCTTGCTCCCCTGAAGCCTGTTAAGCCCTGCGCCCCGGCCCGCGGTGTACCGGCGTTTCCGGCTCCTGCTCGAGTTCGGGCTGTTCTCCCTTGTCCGTCAGTTCCGTATAGCGCTCCCTGTTGATCGCGCCAGCCTTGAGCGCCCGCGCTGGGTCGATTATGCACAAGATTCCCGCGCTGGACTGGTGGAACGCGATTCCCTGCTTGACCGGATCGCCGCAGTTCGGGCAACTTGCCGTGACGATGCTCAGCGTGTGCCAGGGGGCCTGCATCCCGAGCGCGTCCATTGCAATGTGCGTGTCCGGATAGGATTGCAGGAACTCGTTCAGATCCTTGGTCGAGATGGCCGCCAGGCGTGTTGCCTCGCGGGTCAGATAGCGGTAATGCTTGTCTCTGCGCTGCTCGGCCGCGCGAATCTCTTCCTCGGGCGGTACTTCATGCAGCGAAGGCCAGAAACCCTCCGCAATCAGATTCTGCCCATTGCGGTTGGCGAAGAAATCCGGGTTCGCATCGCCAGAGAACGGGTTATAGGTCAGGTTCGCCGGATTCAGCAGGTCGATTGCTGCCCGCCATCCGTCGTGCTCGTCAATGCGCGTTCCGCCGCGCTCCTGGTCGGGGCTGGCTTGGGGAATCGGGTCGCCAAAGGCTGCGCAACTCACGTACCGCTCTCCGGCCTCGCAGGCAACCAGTTTCAGCTTGGGAAACAGCGTGCGCGTCAGGAACGGCGTCGAGCGCTTGGCGACGGTGTGGATGTAGATCATGCGCCGGGGCTCGCGCATCATGTGCCCGGTGATGATGACGTTGAAGTTCTCGGGATTCGCGCCCTTCATTGCGCCCTGGGTGCGCTTATCCTCGAATCCGACTGTCGAAATTCCTGCTACTGATCCCATGTCTCCTCTATTCCGTGAGGGCTATTCCAAGCCCCCACTGTGCCGCTGCCGCCATTGCCTGCCGCATTCCGCGCTCGATTACCTCGGCCCGGCGCTGCACCAGTTGCGAACCGCGCATCGTGCGGCTCAGTTTTACATCTTCGCGCAAGTTCTTGAGCGACCTCGTGTATTCGTCCTTGCGCATCTGCTCCTGTTGCCGGAGCGCAGCTATCTTAGCCGCATTTGAGAGCCGCCGCCACGCCATCAGCATGGGCAGCATCACGTCCAGCATGAAACCGCATGGCTCCATTCGGTATGTGCGCAGCTTCTGTGTCTGGACGACTTCCGTGCGGATACGCGGGCCATCCATGAAGTGCCGCTCTTTGGCCTGCTGCACGATCTCGCGGTGAATGAACTTCTGCAGAACGCGGTAGGCGCCATACTTCGGGAAGCCGCCGCATACCAAAAGCCCTGTCTCCTCGTCGCGGAAATCGCGCTGCCAGGTCTCGTAGCTGCCCCCGGCGACCTCGGCAGGCTCCCAAACCAGCAGCGTCCAGCAAGGTTCGCCGGGAATCAGCGGAGCGCGCTTGTAGCCGACATATCCGGTCTGCGCCCACTGGCCGCCGATAGTCGTCTGCTCATTCTCTGACCAGACAAGGCGGAAGACAGGTTCACAGTACTGATTCACGCCGCCAATGCGTGTCAGTTCATCCTGGAACCATGCGGGGCATTCACGCATTACTGCACCGAGCCCACAACGTGCATCCCGTTGGCCTGCGCCTATGCGGTTGTTTTGCCACGCGCCGCTTCAAACTCCTCGACCATCCGCGCACGGTTTTCTACATCGATGCCCTTGAGGTCGGACACGCGCATCTGGAAGTATTTCGGCAGGTCGTTGCGGTTCTTATGCGCCGGGTTCAGGAAAACCGGATCGCTCAGCGCAAATTCATCGAAAAACACCACGTCGTCAACCACGACGGGCATCGGAAGTGTCACCGCGCCCATCGGGACGCAATCGCCGACGGCTACAACCACGCCGCGGTCACTGCGCTCTTTGATGTGCGAGTTGTCGAGGTCAATCTCGATCCCCTGGGGCTGCTCGTAAAACTCAGCGATGGGAATCTCCCGCACGATGATGCGGTCAAGAAGCGGCTTGCGTGGAAATTGGTCGGTCATGTCTCATGTCTCGGTTGGCCGGATTACGCGCCGGCCACGCGGTTAGAGGTTAGGCGTCTGCGGGGATCGGCAAGCCCTGGAGGAAGAACTGCTGCTTCATCTCGGGACAGAGCAGATTAAACCCCCTTTCATACGCGAACATCTGGCTGTCATAATAAGTGCTTCCGGTACCGTCATTGACGGGCACGGCAGCAATCGGGTTGCCCGGCGTCCATTCGTGCAGACGGGTCGGGAACAACTCGCCGAAGGTGAACGCGGATGCCACAATCCGGTCCATGCGCGACGGCTCGGCAGTCGAGGACCACACGATCTCATCGCCAGCCCAGGTATCCTGCATGAACTTCTTGGCGGTATCGATCACCTTGTCGCCGCCCTCATCGATGCGGGTGTATCCGGGGTTGTAGTAGTTGCCGCTGAGCGCCACGCCCTGCACGGGATTGGCGTACCAGAAGCACTTCTCGTTCTTGTCGTAGTCGTCGCCCATGGCGCGCATCCGAATGGACTGCACACGCTGCGCGGTCGAGTTGACGATGGTGCCGGACCCGCCAAAGTTGATGGTGGGCGAGCTGAAACGGCCAGGATACTGCGAAATGTCCACGCCGCCCTTGGTGCCGACGTTGCCATTCTGAATCCAGTAATCCTTGCCGTACACGCTGGAGCCAGCCGCGCCGGTTGCGCCCTGAATCACCAGAATGTCGCCCAGTGCGGTGCCTGCGGGAAGCGCACCAGCGGAGAACACGGTCTGCGTGACGGGATCGACAAAGCTGATGGTGAACGATCCGCGATTCGTGCCGCCGATACCGCTCAGCACCTGCACAACCTGCTGGTCCACGAAACTGGCAGCCGTGTTCAGGCCGACAATGCTGGACTTCTGCGGGCCGGTGGCGCCGGTATTGTTGTTGATGGTCGCCGTGGTCGGGATCTGGTCGATGGTGCCAGAGCCGTCGCGGTTGAGTACCGCCTCGACACCGTTGTCGAATGCCAGGAGCGACTTGTCCATCTCCTCGCGGGAGAACTTGACCAGGCCGCGCTCTTTGCCGTCCGTCGCCTGCTTCGCAAGGTTGGAAAGCTCGCACACGTTGACGAAGCGCAAGGGGCTGGCGCACATGGACACGAAGGACGAGCCCGAACCGCGAGACCACGCGGGGACGTAGGGGCTGGACGAACTGTCACCTCCGATGGGAGCCGAGGTGCCAAGGCCAAATTGCTGGATGGGTGCGCCACCCTGGACGCGGGTACCGGCCCAGAACGGAGCGCGCTGGACGCCGCCGCGGTTGGTGGAGAAACTGCACTGAATCTTTTTTCCGCCCTTTTCAAGGCGCGTCTGGAGTTTGTCGAAATGCGCTTGGAGGTCAGGAATCTCCTCAACAAACGATTCGAGTTCGATTGCTTCTACTGCAAGTTCTGTGGCTGCCATGGAGAATCCCTCAAAATGAAGTCAGGCGCTTTCGCCCTGCTATGTGTCTCATTCTGTGGATTCAAGGGCCGCTCTTACGCGGGGATTTATATACCGGCCTTCCCGGCAGGAATCACTTTTTTAGAGCCCCGGAGCAGATTACTCCTCTTTTTTAAGGTCATCCGCTCCGGTATTGCGCTCAATTGGATTAAACCGCTGATTCCTCAGCTTGTCAAGCGCGGACCGTTTTTCGCTCTCTCCAGTAACTGCGCAATATGTCCCATAGGCTGACTATTGCGGTAGCTTGCCAGAGTAGAGAGATGACGACCAAAAATAACAGTAAAACAGCTACTGAATTCCGAACGCGATGATGAACACCCACAAAACAATCCATGCGCTGGTTGGCATCATGCTCTCACCTGCACTCGCTTGCCGTCCGTGGTCCAGTACGTCTTCGCATGGATCATGTCAATAGTCGTGCGCTTGTAGTCGATGTTGGCTGGCTTCTGCGTCACGATCTGCACGCCCTTTGCCGGTGGCGGCGCACCGCGGCCTGCGGTAGACGCCGGTTCGGCTGCGCGTGGCCGTCCGGTCAGAAACGGCTTGTAGCGCTCATTGACTAGCGATTCCATCACTGTTCGCGCGTGCTTGTCGAAGTTGACCTTGGTGAAGTTGAGCACGGTCGATGGGTCGGGATTGCGCATCCCGCGATAGCGCTTGATCTGGCTCGTATAGGCCGGGTCTTTGGCCGCTGTCTGCGCGACGCGCTTCGAAAACTCCATCTTGAGCGCATTTGCGGTCGGCGCGTCAAGGTTTAGCCGCTTGGCGTAGGGCCGGAACAGCTCAGAGAACTTTGTGGACGCGTGCTGGTCGAGCTTGGGCGCGATGTTCGTGTTCCAATGCGACTCCTGCTCTCGCTGATTGAACTGCGCTTCCCGATCAGAAAGCGAGTCCTTGCCGGTGTGCGGCGCGTTGCCGTCTTGTCGCCTCCTTCGCCCGGCTTGGCTAGCTTGGCTGCGTTTGCTGCCTGCGCGTTCAGCCACTTGCCCATGTTGCCGGCCAGCGCGATCACTTTCTGTTGCTGGTCGGCCGCCCATGCAGTTTTCTGCTCGGCGGTGAGCCATTGCGGGGGCGCTTGGTTCAGCACATCCACAAGCCCATTGAAGTTCGATACCAGTTCGCTCGATGCCAGCGCCTGGACGAAATGCGGGAGCACGGCGGCCGCGTAGGCTTCCGGGTCGGAGTCACGCACGCGGTCAAGGATAGACGGCGCAAGCTTTGCCAGCCCCTCGTTGAAGTCCTCGCCCAGCGCTTCGAGCGCCTTGGGATCGCCAGCGGCCAGCAGCTCATCCACTTCGGCCATCTCGCGCACGCTGTCCTGCAACGCCGCGATTGCCTCTGCGCCATGCAGTTCGCCGCGCTCCGGGTCCGAGTGGATGACGGAATCGAGGATGGCGTACTTCTCGCGCACACCCTCAAGCCCCTGCTTTTCAAGCTGGCGCAGTGCGAACATCTGGCCGTGGTTGTCCTTGGCGAGGCGCGCAAACTTGGCAGACTGGGGGTCGCCTGAGTCGCGCAGGCTTTTCAGCCATTGCGAATACTCGCGGCTGGCTTTGGACGAGTAGGGATCGTCCTGCTCTGTGCGCTGGCCTTCGCCGCCTTCGTTCTGCTCCGCGCCGTCCTGTTGCTCAACTTGATTCCCTGCGTCAAATTCTACTTGCTCAACTTCCATTACACCTTCGTCTGCCATGTCTCCTCGTTTCCGTCGCTCAGTTGAGCGGCTTTCCTACCACTGAAACCTTCTGTTTGACCGGCGTACCGCTCGCGTCCACGCCCTCTTTTTCGGTCGTGATTTCGTGCGTTGCGTCCTGGGGTTGCAGTGAATACGGAGGAACTTCAAGCCCCATCGCCTCAAACATCTCGCTCTGAGCCTGCGGCGGGAACTTCGACGGGTCAATCGTCACGCTCCCCTTGAAGTCCATCTCCTTCGGCGGCTGCAACTGCTTGAGCATGTTCATGTGCTCCTGCCAGTGTAGTTTCAGGTTCTGCCAGATGGCCTGCTGGTCCTCGTTGCCATGCTTGAGCTTGCGCCCGGTCGGAGAGGTCAACATGCCAAGCGTGATCGCCGCGTGGATCATATGATTCTCGCTGTTGTCCTGCGCGATTGGCACGGTCGAGACTTGCGGCGGCATGGCCTGCATCTGCTGTTGTAGTTGCTGTGCTGCTTGCTGGAGCGCCTGCATTGCCTGCTGGCCCTCTGGCGTCTGCGCCTCGGGATGGGTCTGGCCTTCCGTAATCTGCTGCGCGATGGCGGCACTCTGCTGTTGTAATGGCTCCAACTGTGGATTCGGCACCGGGCCGGAGCGCATCAGAATCTCGAACTCGCCTTGCTGCGCTTCCACCTGGTCAGCGTTGGGGATGTTCAACTCCTTCAGGCTTGGGAACTTGGAAAACACGCTCAGATTGCGCGGGTCCATCATAATCTGCTGGTAGAGCGCCACATTGCTGCTCTGCGTCAGAAGATCGGTCATCTCTTCTTCTTGCTCGGCCAGCGTCTGCGGGATTTCCAGCGATTCCGGTTGCACAAGGACATTGCCCTGCAACTTGCTCAGTTCAATCTTTAGTTTCTTCTGCCCCGGCAGCGATGCGCTGAAGTCGGCAATGCGATTCGCCGCGGCAGACTCAACCGCTTGCTGGGAGATGGCGCACACTGCCTCGCACAGCGCGCCCCAAGGCATCGACCATACCTGCATTGCCTGGTCGCGCTTGAGCCGCGTGGTCTTGAACACGCCCTGGTCTTCGGAACCGTCTGCCTCTCCGAACGCCGCCGGCGAGCCGCCGTCCATCGCCTCGGGTCCGCCCTGGATGAGCCACTGAATGAAGGTCAGCAGCGAATCGTTGGGAACCGGCACGCTCTCGACGCCGGTAATGTCGCTGATTTTCAGACCTTTATCCTCAAGTCCAGTGACCGCCGTCACCTTCGCGGGGTCATTCGATTGAGAATTCAGGAGTTGCGTGTCGATATACGGCTCAAGTGCGTAGCGACGAGGAACCGCAGAACGGAAATAGCGATCAGCAAGCGAAATGTTTGCATTGAGAACCTTTTGCAGTGGAAGATAGTTCGTGAGCAGCGCCTCGCGGTTCTGCCCGTCGCCGGGTCCGGGATGCACGAACTTGACATGCTTCGACATGCGAGAATTGCGGCAGAATGCGAAGTTTCCGCCTGCGTGCCAGACTTCTAGGCCATCAGGGAAGGTTTCGAGGAACAATTCGCGGATTTCCTCGTCTTCGATGCCCTCGTACTCGCTCGGCTTAAAGAAGGTCACGCTCTCGGTGGAGTCGTTCTTGTACGCCTCTCCGCTGGAACTGGACGCCTGGACTGCCAGCCGCACATTGATGCGCGCCAGCCGGTCGATCTGGTCCATGCCGCCCACGTTTCCGCCGGCAGCGATCTTGTCGCGAACCCACGGATACTGGCTCTTGAGCTTGTTTACGGAGACTTCGTGCTGATAGCGGCACCAGCCCATCTCCTCCTCTTCGTCGGCCATGAGCGGGACTTTCCACTCCAGCTTTCCGCCGACAAAGGTTACTTCTCTGCGGGATGGAGCCTCGGACGAGTCTTGACTATCCCCGGAACCCATTGCGGAATCACTATCGCCTTCGCTCGGCTGCATCTCGGTCTCAGGCGTAACGCCGTCCGCTTCCTGGGCTCCATAAGTCTCCTGCTTTCTGTTGGGAAGTTCTGTCCCCCAGCGCGTCTGGTCGGCCACCGTGAACGTCAGGAAGCCAACGCGGTCATCTGTGCAGAAATAGCCAGCCGCCTTCTTGACTACGCCCTTGAGGTTTGCCTGATGCAGAAACACTTCAAGGAACTTCTCAGCCTCTTCGCTTGCGGCCTGGTCCATCGGATCTTCGTCGTCCACCGCGGCGACGGTCGTACCCGGCACAACCCGGCTAAGGAGCGCGGTAATCTTCTTGTGGCGTGCGCCAAAGACATTGCACGAGAACAGTTTCATCGCGTTGCCGGCCGCCATGACACTCTGCGCACCGTTGGCGCCAGATGAGCCGCCGAACATGCCCCAACCCTTCCAGCCCACATTCAGGAACTGGTAATTGCGCCGAAACAAGCGCATCTCCCACGCTTGGAGCACTTCCCAGATTCGCGCGGCAGAGTCCGTCTTGTTGACGTTCTGCGTAAGCTGCTCAATCGCTGAGACGTACTCGCCCAGTTCGTCCGGGCCGTAGATTTCCTCTTTGCCGTTCTCCTGCGCACCGCAGAACCATGGCGCAATCTTACCTGGCACGTAGCCGGATGGCGGCCAGGGCATGGGCGTCAGGCGCTGCGCAACGGGTTCTTGCTCGTCTTGCTCGGTGTCGTCAGGGTTCAGCGTTGGGTCAGGCATTAGAGATGCCCATCGTCTTTCTGGTTGGGCGTCAGGCATCGCTCATCGCTACTTGAATCCGGCCTTAATCTGTGGCGCTCTGTCAGATCGCGGCTGCCGTTTTCATCAGCCATGCGCAGGGAAATTTCATCGACAACTAAGGGCGTCATAGATCGTCTTTCTGTGGGCCATCGCTCAGGATCGGGCAGCCGTTTTTCTTCCCGCGCTGTCTACGCTCTTCTCTTTCCGCACTTCCTGCTGCACGTAGATTCGCTCCCACCCCTTGCGGAACTCGTCTGTTATCGGCTTTTGCTGCTCAAAGTCCATGCTACCCCCTGTGCATCGCGGCGAAACCCGCAGCCGATGCTTTGCGCCGACGCAACAGCGGCGAGTCGCCCGGCTTCGGCGTTTCCTGTGCGGCTGTCAGCTTCTGGTCGGGAGGAACATGCAGCATGGCGTGCAGCGCGCCCGGCTTCTCTTGGAAACTGCCCTTGCTGCCCAAATCGACGTGCTTGGTCTTCATGGTCGCCTCTGGCAATGACTTGAAGTTTGTCGCGGAATCCCACTCGGACACTTTGGCAGGTCCGCCCAGCGCCTTCTCTCCGGTTTGAGAGTGCGCCCAGCGGGCCTGCTTGAGTGAGCGAAAGGGCATTATTATGCCACCGGCGCAACGACGCGCACAACCTTATCGCGCGAATAACTGTTGCCATCATCCACGGCTAAGGTATCCGCGCCCGCGCCCACAACCACATGAATGGCTGAATCAACCACACCATTGGCGCCGATCACGCGTACCTGGTCGCCAGCCTTGATCGGGTCGGCATCTTCGGTGAACGGTACGAATGGCTTCTGCTCGCCACTTTGCGGGCCGACTCCATACGATCCTGGGTAGTCGTTTCCATCGCTGGTCTGCGTCCAGTTGTCTGGATAGCGACCGGTCCCTGAGCCGTCATCGATCTTGAAGAGTTCCTTTTCGACGCGGTGAAGGCGCTCTTCGAGTTCGCGAACAGTCTTTTGCAGTTCAATCTTGTTTTCGTCGTGCTGCTGCATGTGCAGTGTCATAGTGTCCTTTCCGGGAAAGCATGGGGTGAGGGTGGGAATCGAACCCACGGTTACGCGCAAACTTTAGTAGCCGCCGCCTTCGCTGGGTTCGTGCTCTTCCTCGGTAAAGTACTTGTCGAGGTGATCCTTCAGCGATTCCAGGTTCTCGCTGTCATGGGCCGCACCGGACTCGTGCGTGGTGGTGTGGTGGCCCTCCGGGTGGTGTTCGGTATGGACCGGCTTGTCGTTCACGTCCGGCTCATCGTCTTCGCCAGCGTGCATTTCGTCGGCGTCCGCGGGGTTCGCAACGGGCGCTTTCGCCATCTTCTTCGGCGGAATGCCGCCTTTGCCAATCGGATAGTTAAACATGCTGCTCCTTTTCTGGATTGCGTTGAAGTTGTGTCAATGCAATAGCTTGCACCGTATCCCAATCGAGAATGGGCTCGGTGAATTCGCGCGGCTGAACGCCGATGTGCTCGTTGATCATGCGCTGCTCGATGCGGGTGAGCGCGGCCAGGATCGCGTCGTGGCGCTCAGCCTGCTTCATCTCCATCGCCTTGAACATGGTCAGCGACGGAACATCTGTGACAGCCGTCACAATTTGCGTGATGCCCAGCCATGCGCGGATTCGGTCACGAAAGGTCATTGCGAACATAGTAGCACTCTACTCCCAGAATTGGAGTGGTTTCTTGGCTTTCTCGCGCCGATCCGTCTCGCGCAGCATCTTGAAATGCCGCTCCATCGGGTCCGGAGTGTTGGCCAAATCTTCGACCAGCGCTTCGTCGCGCGTCTTGTTCATCGGCGTCACGCCGAACGTCATTGCAAGCATATCCCCTGTGTCGGGCGATGACAAGCCCCGTTTTTTCATGTCCTCTTTGCGCTCAAGCTGAATCTGGTTCTTGTTTGAGTGGTAGTATTCCGGCCCCGTCAAGTCCGCCTCAAGCTCTGGATCGTCGGGAATCTGCGCAGTGACCAGCCAGTCGCGCAGTTTGCCCCAGACCTCGGCGCGCTTGTTGAAGTACATGAACTGGTCGCCAGGGGTGGCGCCGCCATGGAACTCCTCGATGCGAAACCATTCGGGAAGCATGATCTCAGGAGTTCCGCCTGTCTTTCGCAGCGTATGAGGCAGGCCGGCCGCCTTCCATGCCTCGGGCAGGTAAGTGCGCACGTAGTCCACCACGCCGCCGCCGATGCCGTCACCGTCCACCACAACCGAGCGTGGCCGCTCTTGAAGAATGCGCATGATGACCTGTCGGCCAACCTGGATCGTGTCCATGCCACGAATCTTGTCAGTCGTGACAGCGCGCAGGCCCTGCCGGTAGCCGATCACCGTCTGATCGTCGCCAAACCGCGCTACGTCCACGCTGAGGATCTTGTATGCCCTGCTCTGGTCGCCCACGTTGCGCTTGCGGGCATCTGCCACCACGTCACCGGCGATGAACTGGCCGGACCCGGCCCGTGGGAACTCACCCTTGACGCGGATGCGGATACGGTCAGAGTCCTCGCCCCAGTCCTCTACTTCTTTGGCAATCTCGACCTTGTTCGTGCCGGGAACCGTGCGGGAATCGATCTGGCGCCGCACCCAGCGATGCTTGAAGCGTCCAAAGCACTCTCGGAATGCGCCAGTATTCTTGGTTGGATTGCCGAACGCCAGCCAGATGATCTCTGTATTCTCGTCGGTCAGTGCGCCGCTAGTGACTTCCCATATCTTGTCCGGAATCGCGCTGGCCTCATCGTAGATCACGACAATACGCTTGCCTTTGTTGTGCAGTCCTTGGAATGCTTCGGTGTTGTTTTCGCTCCACGTCTCGCGGTCAACACGCCACGAATCAGCATGTGCCTTATCTTTAACCTGGATTCGAGTCGCTGTGCGGTTCCACCAGTGCGCGTTAATGGACTTCTCTAGCCATTTGCCAACCTCGGGCCACGTCTTGGTTGCGAGCTGGTCCTCAGTGTTGGCTGTCATCATTACGCGGCAATCGTCGCAGGTGGACATAGCCCAGTGCGTAATCATGGCGATCAGCGCCGTCTTGCCGATGCCGTGTCCGGACGTGACAGCGATGCGCAGTGGCTGGAATCTCTCTTGCCAGCCATGAATGCCGCAACCGCAGCCTTCTCCGCGCAGATGCTTTCCGATGACGCTCAGGATGTCGATTTGCCAATCGTGCGGGCCTTCATGTTCTTCTAGGAAGGTGCCCGGCGAGCCCCACGGCCAGACGTATCGCACATGGGCGAGAGGGTCTAGCGCGAACGAGCCAATATCCCCTCGAAGTGCTTGCTCTTCCGCCGGACTATTTGCTCTTGCTGGCACGTTTGCGCGCCTCTGCGATCGCGTCGGCCAGGCTCACGCCGCCGCTAAGTTCCAAGTCTTGTTTGTCGCGCCACTTGTCAGGTTGGCGATTCTTCAGCCAGAAGATTTGAGCGGTCACATCGGGAGGAACATGCTCAATATAAGGGACTTCTGTAACTTGTCCGTCTTTTCCGCAGAAGATCTTGACAGCCTCAAAGCTGTAGCCGTTGGCGCGCTCATAGAGTGACCGCTCAACGCGCGTATCGGCAACCTCTTTAGCTGCCACCATCGCCGCGCGGAACTCAGGGAACTTGGACCGCCAATTGTTGATTGTGGCGACGGTTACGCCGAACTCCGCGGCAAGCTCAGGATTGATCGCGCCAGCCAGACACATCTCTCGTGCGCGCTCGACATACTCGGGCTTGTAGAGGGTCGTTGCCATTACTTTGGCCTCGCAAGGATGCCGACGATAAAACCAACTGCGCCGCCGATCATTGTAAACGCTGCGGCAATCCCGCCGACGAATGCTTTCCACGATTCAAGCCGCGTAACTCGTTTGGATATATCCGGCAGATCCTTTGTGCGCTCCACCAAAAGGTCCAGCGTGGTTTTCATCTCGGCGAGCGCCACTCCATGTTCTTCAAGTAGGCGTGTCTGCGCGTTCTCGCGCTCTTTGGCGAGTGCATCTCGCTCTTTGGTTAGGCGCTCAATGTCCTTTTGGAGGGCATTTACCCCGGCGAACTGGCTTATATTCGTCCTGCGCTCAACCATTCATTCCCTCAAAGGTCCGCCCCGGCTCATCACCGGGGCTGCTCTGCTCCTTAAAAGATGGGTGGTTCGATGCTATGAATTGCCTTGATTCCGGCCCAGGTTGCGCCCCAAAAAGTCAGTTTGATTTTGTCGGGGTGCAAAAGCTGATGGGTTTTCCATTGCGCGTCGGCCAGCATCAAGTCGCCGCTGGCGCTCATCCCGGCCGCGTGTACCAAGGTGGCGTGAAGTGGTGCAGCATTGTCACGGATCAGCAAATCTAAATCATCACCAGAGCGCGTGTATGCCGCCATGAGCGGCTGCGCGGCTGCGATGGTACGTTGACCCTCGCCCAGTGTTGCCGTCGCCGCATTGGCCGTGCCTGTGAGCGCCGTAGCGGTCCCCGATAGACTGTCCGCCGTCCCGCCCAGCTTCCGAGCTGCTGTGTTGAATGTGTCCATCGCGGCTATGGTGTGAGGCGCAATCGCCCGCTCCTGCATCTGAGTGGTGACAACTGCATCGCCCACCTTGACCACGGTTTTATCGATGTTCGCCAGCGTTCCGCAGGGGTGGCCGTCTCCGCATGGCCGGTTGATGGTGTCCAGCGCCGCGTTCATGCTGGAAAAGGCCTGCGCCCCGCCGTCGCCCCACTTGGCCAAGTTCGCGTCCAAGGCGTTCCCGGCCCGCCAGACGACGATCCCCGCCGTCACGCACAGATAGGTCAGTGCGAGACAGGCGAGGATCTTCGCTGCGTTCAGGGCGGTCATTTACAGCGTTTTCGCCAGAGTGACGAACTGCGGGATGCTGGCCAGCATCGCCTTGACGGTGGCAACCACGTTGACATCGAGGCCCGCGTCGGCAAGTTTAGCCTCAGCAGCGGCCCCTCCGGCCGTCAGGACGGATGCCAGCTCGCCCAGGACGGCGTAACCCGCCTTCTCGACCGTCACAGCCAGCGGGCCATAGACGGGGATCGTCGCGGAGACAGTCTCGACGGTGGATGCCGTTGCCTGGATCTTCGGAAGAACGGAAACAACCTTCTCGAAAACCGTTGCGAAGAAATGACCCAAAGATTTGAAGGTGATCATGGTCTTGGCCTCCTTTGAAGCCTGGTTACTTGGTTGGGCCATCTGGAAAGGTGGCGTTGGGGTTGTTGATTGTGGCGTTCGGACCGCTGGAGTTGTTGGTTGCGCCGGCATGGCCGGCGAAGGCACCGAGGGCGCCACTGACGAGATTGCTTGCGATGGCGAGGACTGCGGTTCCAACAGCGACCGGGTCCGGGTGGAAAAGAACGGAAAGTGCAAGGATCACCCCCAGTATTGCGAGTAAGATTGCCCAAAATGGCTGTGGCCAGGTCATGCCGATACCCCTTTCTGATAGCGAGCTACGCCGTCCACGAAGTGAGCGGTCAGAACCTGTTGACGCATGGCCGGGGCAACGGAGAAATGCACCCAGGCCCCCTCTTGAATCACCTGGTCGAACTGGATCATCGGGTAGGAGACGATCTTCTTGACGATGTCCAGCGGTGAGCCGAATTGCGGGCAGACGAAGTCAGCCGCGTAGCCGGTGACGTGTGCCGAGTCAGGGACGCCGCGCACGATGCGGTTGAGGTCAGGGCAGCGATAGCCTGAGTCGATGTGCAGCGGAGAGCCGAGGATCGCTCTCACCTTCTCAAGGCTGGCAGCCAGCGCGGCCAGGTGCTCGACGATCTCCGGAGACGCGGTATTGTCGATGCCATGGGCGACGGCCGTCGAGCTAAAGGTCAACTCTTCGAGGCTGAGATGTGGGGAAAGCAGTTGCATGTCGCTCCTTACTTCACTGTCTGCGCGTGGTTGAGGTGGCAAGCGGTTTCCATGGCCGAATTATAGCGCACGCCCATTTGCGTCGGCGCATCTTTTTGCGCCGACAATGCTTTTGCTCTTGTACTACTGTCCCTGTACCTGTTCGTGTATGTGTGTAGGCGGAGCGTGACGGTCATCGCACGGTCACCGTGCAACTATGCGTCTTTATTGTCGATTTCAGTCTATGAAAATCCATATACATACGAATTGAGCATGTATTGCGCTCAAATTACATAGTATTTACATACGATTTTGCGCACAAAAAAGCAGAATCGAGCCGCGAGACAGCGTTTTGCGCGGAAACGGCTCGGTTTGCGCTCACATAGCGTGCGGTCACCGTGCGGTGAGCGCTCGGTGACCGTTAAATATGGTGATACGCTGAGGCATGAGCGATCAGCCTGCAATCCACGTCGGCGCAAAGGTGCTCCTGCTATCCTGCCCGGACTCCGGCCAGCCCGGCACTGTGCTGCGCATCGAGCGCGGCAAGCTGGCTGTGCTGTGGGCCGATATTGCGCCGGATTATGTGCGGCTGCATAATGCGGCGTCGCTGCGCCTGGCGTGATATGCTGAGCGCGTTGCAGAGAAGCGTCTGAATCGCTTTGTTCAACTTTTGCGGGCTGTCCCTGCGAGCAATCGCAGCCGAGATCAGAGACACCGGGCGCGGATTGTGAACTCCACGCGGACCAGGCCGACGGCGCAAGGCACAGCGCACGCATAAGACGCAATCTGCGGCAAATTTGCACATCTCGCGCGAAAAGGGAATTGTGCGCTCACTTTTCACCCGCCGCGACGCCGATAAACGACGATTTCTCGCGCGCGGGTTGTGGCGACAAAGTTGAGAGATGAGAGCAATCCGCATCCCCGAACCCCATATGCGCATCAAGATATAACTACAGCAAATGCAGCACCTTGCAGATAAATTGTGACGGCGCGCACAAGAGTGCAAATAATCACAAAATAATGCTTTACACGCTCCGGCAAGTGACGCTACTCTTAAGAAGTCGCAGGGAATTGCGAACGCCCCCCGAGGTTGAGCTACTCTTCAGACGGCAGGATAAGGGGCATCGGCTAGGCCGAATAGAGAAGAGGGCGAAGGGGCGGCCATACAGCCCCGCATCATCAACCGCATAAGGAGCAGCTTGAAATGGAATACGATCACGAATCGCACAATCTTTTGCATGAGGCCGTTGACCAGGCCGTAACCGAATGCCCTGGCCTCATGCTTATGCCGTATGAGCAAATGAAAGCGGCGGCGCTCATCCTAGCTAAACAGGTGATCGCTCTCAAGAATCGAACCGCATAACCTCCGCCGCGCGGTCCTTGCCGTAAGCGGTAACAGCAGGCCGGGCGCGCAGACCCGGAAGAATCGAGAAAGCAAATGGCAGACATCAAGCAAGCGGCAAAATGGATGCAGGATCGCAAGCATGTGCGCCGGGCAGGCGACGAACCCAAATACGTGTGGGAGAGAGGCCGCGGCATTTATCGGGGCAACGAAGACGAAGGCGAGGTAATGGCGTTCACGTCCGCGGATCTGCTGGCTGAAGATTGGGAGATCGCAGAATGAACCCCACGCAGATAATCCTGATCCTCGACGCAGCGGCGGTCATCACCTGCGCCTGGTGCTTTGATGCCATGGCGCAGGGTCGAAAGTTGCTCAGCGCTGATTACCAGCCTGAACCAACGCCCTCGGAGTTATACGCAGCGCAAAGCGATTGGAGACGATGATGATGCGCGACGAGATCTGGACCACGGCAGTGGCTTTTGCCGACGCACACATGCGCGATGCCGGCCGCAAGTCCTGGGACGATAGCGACTGGGCTGCGATGGTCGAGGAGTTTGACCGCCTGTGCCCGCCGCTGGAGTTGATACCGACCGCGGTAATCCGCTGCGAGGTTAATCGGCGCACTGCGGCAGAGTCGCCCAAACACAAGACTCTGCGCCCATGCGCGGGATGCGGGTTTATGTTGGGAGCGCGGGAGCGGCGCAAGGCGTGCCCGAAATGCGGGAAGAGGAATCCGCGATGATTGCAGCACTTTACGTCCAGCATCGTGCAAGCCACTTGAAAAATAAATGTGCGCACTGTGCCGAATGTGTGCTACAGTTGGTTCATGGAATTACGAATCACCAAATTCGACGCCGCGCTGCATAAGTCACTCAAGATGCAGGCGGCAAAGCAAGGTAAGTCCCTGCGGCAGGTTGTTATTGAACTGCTGCGCGAATCGCGAATCCAAAGCAACCAAGTAACAAGGCGCGATATGTCTCTCTTCTCTTTCCGCAAGTCCGCACCATCCCCTGAAACCGAGCGCTCCAATGCGCTTATCGAGCTAATCTATTCCGGCCACGCCATGGCTGAACTGTTGGTCATGGCTGATGGCCGCGATTACTCCTGCGTCTGCGGCATGATCGTAGGCCCAGTGGAAAACCCCTCGCATCATCACAATTTCTGCCCGGTCGCGCGGTTCTACGCTGCGAGGCTTGAGGCTATGCGACTGCCGCAGAAAGCGGGCAGGCCTGCCGTGGTAGCTCAATTCACGCCGGGACCATGCATCGCGCAGCATACCGGCTCATCTTCCTACATCAGTATCGCCGGCGCAGCACTCGCCAAGGCAGAAGGAAAGCAGGCTCTCAGTGCGCTTTGACTTTGTTTGTTTCGCACTCTGCACCGTCGAATCCGAAACCGATCCTGAAAGCGATCTTGACGAGATCACCGCAACACTTCTCAGCTTTCACGCAACCGTGCTCGACGCGATGAAAGAGCAGACACACCGCACTGAGCTACTGCGCGCTGCGCACAAGCTGAGTTACAGCGGGCCGAAATGGCCCTGGCGTGCGCCGGAGTTCAAGGAACCAATCTACCAATTGGTTCCCATTCAATCCATGCGCTTCGATGACTTGAGCGATGCGCAGGAGATGATCGAATCCGCCGCCGTGCTTCAGCAGAAAGGCGTGGGCGTATGTGGATGACAGCCGAGCAAGCCTGCGCAAACTACGCTGCCGACCATGAAGCAGTCAGGCAGTGGACCACGATCATGAAGGCAAACCCTTGCACCCAATTCGAGAAGAACGAGCGAGAGATCGGGTGCGGCCTAAAGGAAAGCTCCGAATGTATCCCTCTCCACTGGTCAGATTACGGCATGGGAGACGGCCCTATGCTAAAAGAAGAGGATATGTGCTCCGGCTGCCAAGCGACTCTCGCAGCCTATCATTCCCGCAAAATTGCGCGCCAACGGTTAGGGGCATCGAAGAGCACCGTGCTGGCGGTAGGCAGGCGCATCAACGCAGAATCAGGGGGTGCGCGATGACGCAATACACTTCACCACACGACGAGCCATGGTTCTCTGATCCCGATCAGCCCTGGGGCGGTTCGCACAAGCGCATTGAGCGCGACCCGGACGAAGAGCGCGACCGGCGCATAGATGATGCGCTGACCGAGACGCCAAGCACACCCGAGCAGATCGCAGAACGGCGCGCATTTGTTGAGTGCCACTTTGCAAACTTTCCGGACTTTCAGCAGCGCCTAGCTATGCTAGGTGCGGAGGAATCAAAATGAAGGGCTATAAAGGATTCAACGCGAAACTGCAATGCACGCCAAGCGGCAAAGTTTTCCAATATGAGATTGGCACGACCTACACCGAACCAACCGCAAACCTTTGCGATAAAGGTTTTCACTTCTGCGAGAGTCCCCTGGATATTTTCAACTACTACAAACCTAATGACGGAAGCCGCTACACTGAAGTCGAAGCCGACGGCGTAACAGATCAAGAGAAAGAAGACAGCAAACGTGCTTGCACTTCTCTGACCATCGGAGCGGAAATCAAGATTACGGCATTGATTAAAGCGGCCATAAGGTTTGTATTTGATCGCGTCACTTCCACCACGGGCGACTCCGCGCACAGCGCCACCACGGGCGACTCCGCACACAGCGCCACCACGGGCGACTCCGCGCACAGCGCCACCACGGGCAACTCCGCGCACAGCGCCACCACGGGCGACTCCGCGCACAGCGCCACCACGGGCTACTTCGCACACAGCGCCACCACGGGCGACTCCGCACACAGCGCCACCACGGGCTACTCCGCGCACAGCACCACCACGGGCTACTTCGCGCACAGCGCCACCACGGGCAACTTCGCACACAGCGCCACCACGGGCGACTCCGCGCACAGCGCCACCACGGGCGACTCCGCACACAGCGCCACCACGGGCGACTCCGCGCACAGCGCCACCACGGGCAACTCCGCGCACAGCGCCACCACGGGCAACTCCGCGCACAGCGCCACCACGGGCGACTCCGCGCACAGCGCCACCACGGGCTACTCCGCGCACAGCGCCACCACGGGCAACTCCGCGCACAGCGCCACCACGGGCTACTCCGCGCACAGCGCCACCACGGGCGACTCCGCGCACAGCGCCACCACGGGCAACTCCGCGCACAGCGCCACCACGGGCTACTTCGCGCACAGCGCCACCACGGGCAACTTCGCGCACAGCGCCACCACGGGCGACTCCGCGCACAGCGCCACCACGGGCGACTCCGCGCACAGCGCCACCACGGGCAACTCCGCGCACAGCGCCACCACGGGCTACTCCGCGCACAGCGCCACCACGGGCTACTCCGCGGAGTCGAGCGTATCTGGAAAGAATGCTATCGCTGCCTCCCTGGGAGTTAAAGGAAAAGCGAAGGGAGTGAAAGGTGATTGGCTTGTTCTCGCTGAGTACCGCGATGATGGATCAATCAAGGCGATACGTGTCGCGCACATTGGTGGAAAGAAAATCAAGCCTGATACTTTCTACACGCTGAAGGATGGCAAGTTTACGGAGGCAGGACAGTGACAGATAGCGCAATCACCAAACAAGAACAAGCACCCATGGCTCCCATGCAAATGATTCAAGTGGCCTTTCAGAAGGCGCTTGAAGCTGGCGGAGCAGAGGCTCTAGCGGTCGCCGACCGTATCCTTGAGCAGATGGCCAAGCAGCGCGACTATGAAGACCGCGACGCCTTCAACGCAGCCTTGCGGCGTATGCAAGACAAGATCAAACCTATCATCAAGGACTGCGAAAACAAGCAGACGCACAGCCGTTACGCGTCCGCTGAAGCCATCGACAATATGATCGACAAGCTGATCGAAGATGAGGGCATGACGCTTTCCTTTGTGCCGAAAGCCTCTGACAAAGACAACGAATTTATCGTAGTCGGAGTTTTGAGCCTGGGGGCATACTCGAAAGAGTACCCGCTCCCGATTCCATGCGACGGCAAAGGCCCAAAGGGTGATGGCGTAATGTCGCGCGTTCAGGCCGTCGGCAGCGGCGTAACCTATGCCAAGCGATACATCAAAAACATGATCTTCAATCTGCGTTTCAAAGAGAAAGATGATGACGGCAACCGCGCAGGAGGCAAGCAGCCGGGCGTACTTGATGAGCGCGAACACCTGACGCACCTGGAAAACATCCGCAACGCGGGCAACGGCGAGGAACTGCGCAAGATGTACATGGCTGCGCAGAAGGCCGCAGATGCGATCGGCGATACCAAGAGCACAATCACCTTTGCGGACGCGAAGAACAAGCGCTACCGCGAACTGCAAGCTGAAGGGAGAATCTAAGTGAGACTGAACACCGAAGCACACGCGGCACAGCCCACAATTACCAGCGGGTCAACCGAACTGGCAATCATCACAACCCTGCAAACCATCGTGCCGGTGGAGTTCTTTAAGGCCGGCGGATCGAACGACATTCTTACCAACTTGGAAAATGAGGTTCGCGCACAGGCCGCAAAGTTGGACATCAGCACCAAGGCTGGCCGCGATGCAATCGCCTCGCTCGCCTACAGGGTCGCGTGTTCGAAGAAGCCCCTGGAGAACCTGCGCAAGGGCCTTACGGAGGATATCCGCAAGCAGAAAGAGGCAATTGACGCCGAGGGGCGCAAGGCGGATGAGCGCATTGAAGCACTCAAGATCGAAGTGCGCAAGCCTTTGACCGACTGGGAGAACGCAGAGAAAGAGAGGGTTGCTGCGCATGAGCAGGAATTGCAAGAGATCGCGAACGCGGGTCCTTACACGCTGACGAACTGGTCAGTTTTGAGCGTGGAAGCTATGCGCGACCGGCTGCGGGAGATTGAAACCGATCCTCGCGACTGGCAGGAATTCGCAACTCGCGCAGCACAGACCAAAGCCTACGCCAAAGCGCAGATTTTGCAAGCTGTCGAAGCGAAAGAAGCTCACGAGGCAGCACGGATTGAGCTTGAACGCCTCCGCGCCGAAGCCGCAGAGCGCGCCATTAAGGAGCGCGAGGAAGCCGCGGCTAAAGCAGCCCAGGAGGCCGCAGAGCGCCGCGCAGAGGAGCAAGCCCGCATTGCCCGCGAAGCTGCCGAGCGTGAGCGCCAGCGCGTCGAGAACGAGCGCATTGAGGCTGAGGCGCGGGCGAAGCAGGCCGAAGCGGAGAGAGATCGCTGTAGCGGAGAACGTACGCGCAGGAAGCATTGCGCCTAGCAGAGGCCGAAGAGGCTATCAGGCGCAATATGGCAAAGCGAGCGCCGCGAAGCAGAGGAGAGCGGAAGAGCGCGCGCAACAAGCTCTACGGGATGCTGAGGCGCCGGCGCGTAGCTGAGGCCGAAGCGGCAGAACTTGCAGCCAGCGCAGCAGTAGCAAAGGCAGAGCGCGAACGGTATGCGGCGGTCGAGGCTGAGCGCCAGCGGGTAGCGGCGCGGCAAAAAGAGGAACTCGAAGAGGCTGAGAAGCGCGCAAAGAATCGTGCACACCGGCTCAAGATCGACAATGAAGCCCTGGGCGCGATTGTTGCGCTCGACATCCCAATGGACCGCGCTCAAGACCTGCTCATTGCCATTGCAAAGGGCGCTGTGCCGCACGTAACCATCAGCTATTAAATTTGCGCGGGTGACTCCGACAACCTAGAGATAGGCTCTGAACACTCACGGATGAGACGGGGAACCCTCGGGGGATAGGGTGCCAGCAGCATTCCACCGGCCAACTAGGAGGCCGTAGCCAAAAGGTAACGGAAGCTGGCAGGGAGCGGAACGGCCCGCGCAGTAACCATCAAACACGGAGAGGAAGTATGCAGATTCTACGATTCGCGCAGCACGGCACAGACGGTAACGTGTCCGATGACTTTTTCCAAGCGCACCTAGGCCGCGCCACAGCGTCCAGTGCGTCGGCCATCATGAATTTCACGCAGAAGGGCGTCGAGGGTTCCAAGCGCGAACTCTACCGGCTGGAGAAGGTCGCGGAGATCCTAAGCGGCATCGCGGCGCAAGACCACTTTGTTTCAGCGCCCATGAAGGCTGGCACGTTCTCTGAGCCAGCGGCCCGCACCGCCTACGAACTCGAAGAGGGCGTGATGGTCGAAGAGGTCGGCATGGTGGTGGGCGACAATGAGCGCTGCGGCTGGAGCCCGGACGGCTTGGTAAACGACGCAGATGGTAATCTGGTCGGCGCTATCGAGTCGAAGTGCCCGCGCACAACCACGCACCTGCGAACCCTCGACGCCGGCCAGATTCCAGAGGGCAATATGCCGCAACTGCTCTTCGCGTTCATGTGCTGCCCGCCGCTGCAATGGATTGACTTCATTTCGCGCGACGGCGGCATGAGCAACGATCCCGCGATGTTCGGCCCGATCCTACCCAGGCGCTACGTGCAGTTCACCATCCGCCTGCACCGCGAGGAGTGCGAGGCGCAGATTGCCAAGATGCGCGAAGCAACGGACAAGTTCCTGGCGGACGTGGACGCGACCATTGAGCGCCTGAAACAGCGCGCGCCGGAGGTTGCCGAGCCGGAGCGCGTTGCGGAGGACTTTGGCGATATGGGAATATCGGACGCTGACATTGAGTGGGCGAAAGGTGGGTTTGAAGATGCAGCAGACAGCGCAGCAAGTTGAAACGTTCACCGGCGTCGTGGAGAACACCATCCCACACAAGGACATAGGTTGGGTGCGCACAGACACCGGCGAAACGCTCTTCTTTCACCGCAACTATGTGCGCAATCACAAACTGCCCGAGATCGGCCAGCGGGTCAAGGGTCGCATCGGTCGCGTGGAGCAAGAGGACAAGCAGGCAAGAGCTTTCAATGTGGAGGTGGTAAATGGGCACTAAAACTGGAATCGAATGGACCGACCACACGTTCAATCCGTGGATCGGCTGTACCAAGGTAAGCGCCGGATGCGCGAACTGCTATGCAAAGACCCGCGATGATCGGCACATGCTCGGACCTGTGAGCCATTGGGGACCAAGCGCGCCGCGACACGTCACCAGCGCAGCGAACTGGCGCGAACCAATCAGGTGGGCGAAGGCAGCGCGGGCAGCGGGAAGGCGCGATAAGGTCTTTTGCGCAAGCCAGGCCGATATATTTGAACTAGAAGCGCCGGTCGCCGCGCGGCAAGCCCTCTGGAGACTCATCGGCGATACCTGCGATGCGCTCGACTGGCAGCTTTTGACCAAGCGGCCGGAGAACATCCTCTCGGTGATGTGCGACGACAACTTGAATCTCGGATTCTTTGAGCTGACGCGCTGCTGGCTGGGCGTGAGCGTGGAGAATCAGGCCGCGGCGGATGAGCGCATTCCGCTGTTGCTACAGACGCCGGCGGCATTGCGGTTCATCTCGGCTGAGCCATTGCTGGGGCCTGTGAGTCTTCGCTGGAAAAACTCGACCGACTTTGATACACCACATCCGCGTCACAAAATGCCGGAACCAGATGAGTGCGGTAGGATTTGCACGGACGAATACGACGGCCTACGAGAGTTGGACTGGGTGATCTGTGGAGGCGAGAGCGGACCGAATGCGCGGCCGATGCTTCCCGAGTGGGCCGAGAGTCTGCGCGACCAATGCGAGGTGACCGGCACGGCCTTTTTCTTCAAGGGGTGGGGCGAATGGGCGCCTGGGGCTTGCGCCGGTCATCTGCCTACCCACACCGAGCGGACTGCAACTTGGTGGGATGGGCGCTGGCTTTACGATTCGCTGACTCCTCGTCAGAGCGAAGAGTTACACTGCGACGATGCGCCTGACCTGTACCGTCTCGGCAGGGAAGCCGCCGGTGCCATGCTCGACGGCCGCGAGTGGAAAGAGTTTCCGACGGTGCGCCCATGACGCTCAAGCAGATGGAGCAGGACTTTCACTTTCTGCGCGGCCAGGTGCAGCGATTGAGCCGCCTCATTGACGCGCTGGAATCGTCGCCGCTGCTGATTCAAGCGATGGTTGAGCCAGAACCGGAACCGGACACACCCTGCGAGAGCAACGCTCCAACACGCGAGGTGCGCACTATCGCGGAGGTTGAGAAAGAGGCTATCTTGAACGCGCGCGATACGTTCGGGAGACACTCGCGGGCGGCTTGCGTTGCGCTCGGCATCTCAACAAACACCTATTACCGCAGGCTGAAGGAATACGGGGTGCGCGGATGAGCGGTTACATCCAGTTCGAGGTTCTTGGCCGGCCAGCGCCCCAGGGATCACTCAAAGCGTTCATCGTTGGCGGCAAAGCGCGGCTCACCTGCGACAACGCAAAGACGATGCCCTATCGACAGGCGGTGGGCTATGCCGCTTTGGCTGCGCGAGATGGCAGCGAGATATTCGCCGGGCCGCATGTCGCGGTTTCCGTCCAGTGCGACTTCTATTTCAAGCGCCCCAAGGGGCACAAGAAGGCATGGACGCACCCGCCAACCAAGCCGGACATTGACAAGCTGTGCCGGGCCACCCTGGACGCGCTGACGGGCATCCTGTTCGCGGACGATGGGCAGGTTGTGGGCCTGAAAGCGGTAAAACGCTACGGGCTGCCAGAGCGCGCGCTGATTTCAGTCGAGAAGGTGGAGGGATGACGCGCTTCGTCGCAATCTGGAGCCTCCAGCGCGGTATCATTGACCCGCCTGAGCCGCTGGACGAAGCGAACCAGATCGCGGCGAATGTGGCCGAGCGCATGATCCAGCGAGAGCGCGACGGGCCACTGACGCGGCGCGAATGGGCGGCAGAGGAAGGATACCGCAGCGGCTTCGTGAGCAGCTACGGCAGGAAGAAGATGCGCGGATGAGCGCAACACAATAGCTTGCAACCAGAAAGGACAATATGCACGCACCAGAGCTTGACGCAGAAACCATCGAGGCCGCCGCAGCGCGAGTTGCAGCGATGAACCTGAGCGCAGACAAACCCTCCATCGCGGCAGAAGCACCCACACGAGCGCCGCGCAGTGACAAGGGAACCAAGCGCACGCCCAAGGTGCAAGCGTTGAGCATTGAGGCCGTGAGTGCGATGAGCGCCGATCAGGCGCAGGAACTTATCCGGCTTGTCGCCGCCCGGAATGAGACACTCAAAAACTGGGAAGACGCGAAAAATGAAGCTCTGAAGTGCGCAGAATACTTCAAGGCAGACGCCCAGGCGCTGCAAAAGTTCATCGAAGCGCTCGCGGTGATGAAGTAAGCGCAGATGGTCAAGGTGACCGCATAACCCACGCAAACCGGGCGGGAATCAGCGCAGTATCCCGCCCAGCATTTTGAAACGCAGTGATCCGGGTACGCGGAGGTGTGCTATCCCAGCAAAATGGCAACAATGGATGCCTTTTAGAATCGACGCTTTCAAGGGATCCCCGGCAGTCCAGGCAATGCACCCTTGCGCTCGGATCGGCTACTTATACCTGCTGGCCTGTGCTTGGCAGACAGACGATTGCACCCTGTCTTGCGATCCGCTCGAGCTGGCAGAACAGAGCGGCCTCGGCGATGAGCTTTGGGCTGTTCACGGCCCACGTATCCTGCGTAAGTTTGGGTATACCGATGATCGCGAGCGCCTCCGCAACGATGTTTTATTCGATGAATGGAAGGAGGCTAAGCGCATTTTTGACGCGCGCCGACAAGCCGCCGACCGAACCAATTCAACACGGTCACCGAACGGTCACCGTGACGGTGAGGTAGGCGCACCGCCACGCTCTGCCGACACACGAACAGTTACACGAACAGTTACAGGGACAGGTACAGGGACAGTTACAGGGACAGAAGAAAAGCAAAAGCCTTCTCGCGCAAAAGCAGCGCGAGGCAAAAAGACGGAGGCCGCGAAGAGTCGGCACGCCGAATTCAAGGCAGCCATCCTGCGCTACTGGGAATCGAAGAATCCCGGCGTGGAGATGCCCTGGGGTCCGGCAGAGGGGCGCAACCTAGAGATGTGGCTCCGCGAGACGCCCAACACGACACTGGAGCAGTTCGTGGGCTACCTGCGCAACCGCTTCAAGTCGGCCGTCACACACACGGAGCGCCCGAGCCGCTGGATAGGCAACGTGACGAACTTCGCCAGCGGCCCAATCGACAAGTACGGCAAACCACTTCAGGAGAGCGCAAATGTCGGATCTGAGAAAAATCAGCGAAGCCCAGCTAGCCAACGTGTTGAAGCCAACCTCCGGGCAGTTGCAGAAACGGCTGTCCGCAGAGGATGGGTTAGCGCTGACAATTTTGAGCGGCCAGATGCAGCGTCGGTGGCCGAACCAAGACCGGGCGGAATCGATCGATGAATACGCCGCGGACTGGGAGCGCTTGATCCAGAAGCATGGCTCCAAGGCTCTGCAAGACGCAGTGAATGCGCTGCGGATCGACCCTGACCGCGAAGACTTCTATCCGACACCCGGGGAGGTCGCGCAGGAGATCAAACGGCAGGCGCTCAAGAAGGTGCCGAGCCATGTGTACGCACAAGGGTAGTTTCAAGCGTTGGTCCAGCCGGAGTTGGCAAAGGTTATGGTGACAGATGTTGCCTCGAGCAAGGCCGGTGATCTCGCCGGCCGCGTTTGTCGAATAGGCCGCCACGCTCCCGCCGAAGCTGTGGGAGCCGTCGCCGTTAGGTGCTGAGTGCCGAACTTCCAGGTTCCGATTGTCGGTGAATTGCCGAGTGTCGTTGTGTTGCTGCCGTGGCCGATTGCGGTGTTTCCGATTACATTTTCGTTCGTATCGCCAGAGGCAAGCGGATAGGCTTGAAAGCCCTCATACACTGAGTTGCTGCTGGTTTGATTGGCGGTTACTCCATCCGCGATGTATTGTCCCGCCTGTACCCATTCGCGGTGTTGTTGTTGCCGGTGGTGTTGGAGTAGAGCGCCTGATACCCATTCGCGGTGTTGCTGTTGCCGGTGGTGTTGGAGTAGAGCGCCTGAAACCCATTCGCGGTGTTGTTGTTGCCGGTGGTGTTGGAGTAGAGCGCCTTCACCCCATTCGGGTGTTGTGCCGGTGGTGTTGCGTAGAGCGCCTGAAACCCATTCGCGGTGTTGTAGTTGCCGGTGGTGTTGGAGAAGAGCGCCTGAAACCCATTCGCGGTGTTGTCGTTGCCGGTGGTGTTGGCGTTGAGCGCATGATACCCCATTCGCGGTGTTGTTGGAGCCGGTGGTGTTGGAGTAGAGCGCCTGATACCCATTCGCGGTGTTGTTGTTGCCGGTGCCAGTCAGGTTTCCCGCTCCACCAGAGTAGTAGTTATAGAGTGATGTCTGCGCCTGGAGAGCAGGAACCCCATTTAACAAAACACCGTTCGATCCTATAGTCGTTGGTGTCGCAGCGCCAGCCGCGACGGTGCCTG